TCCGATCTCCACGCCAAGGGCCTCATGCTGCGCCGCTCTCGCGAGGACCTGAAAGACACCATAGATGTGGCCCGCCAGATGTATGGGGGTGCCGCCGAGTGGAAGGACAAGGAAAAGCAGTTCAGGTTCCGCAATGGTGCCGTTTTTCACATGGCGTATCTGGAGAGCGATGCCGATGCGATGAACTATCAGGGCTGGTCGCTCACCAGAGTGTATGTGGAAGAACTGACGCAGTACGCCAGTTCTGCGGGTATCTTCAGGCTCTTCGCGACATTGCGAACTACCAGCGGAGCCAGATGCCAGTTCCGGGCAACCTGCAATCCCGGCGGCCCGGGGCATCATTGGGTGAAAAACTGGGTGATCGACAACGGCGCGTACCGCCCGATCAAGGACGTCGACACGGGCCTCACGCGGATTTTCATCCCGGCAAAAATCTCAGACAATCCGAGCCTGCTGAATAGCGATCCCGGCTACATCAATCGCCTTCGCGCGTCAGGTTCCCCCGCGCTGGTCCGCGCTTGGCTCGAAGGCGACTGGAACATCATCGAGGGCGCGTTCTTCCCGGAGTTCGAGCCCCAGCGGCACGTCATCGCGCCGTTCCGGATTCCCCCGCACTGGACCCGGTTCCGATCCATGGACTGGGGCAGCGCCAGCCCCTTCTCCATCGGCTGGTGGGTGGTGGTGCAGGAGGACATGATCCACGATCACAGGCGGTTGCCGAAGAACGCCATCGTCAGGTACCGCGAGTGGTACGGCTCATCCGCCCCCAACAAGGGGCTCCAGTTGCCTGCTGAAGCAGTCGCCAAGGAAGTTGTCAGGAGAGAGACCGATGGACGAGGTTTCAGGGAGCAAATCGCCTACGGCATCATGGACCCCAGCGCCTTCGCGGTCGTGTCAGGTCCGAGCATTGGTGAGACATTTGCACGCCAAGGCGTGTACTTCAGGCGTGCCGATAACTCGCGTGTCTCTACGCCGAAACGGATGGGTGGTTGGGATCAACTCCGCTGGCGTCTCAAGGGCGACGAGGACGGCGACCCCATGATTTTCTTCGTCGATCATTGCCGTGACGCCATCCGCACCATCCCGATGATGCAGCACGATGAAAACAGGCCCGAAGACTTGGATACAGAGGGCGAGGACCACGCCGTAGATGACATCCGCTACGCCTGCATGTCGAGGCCCTTCGGGGCCCGGGTCGAGGCCGACGAGGACCTCAATCCTCTCCTCGTCGCCAACGCATTCAAGCTATCCGAACTGAGCGACAGGTGATACCAAGGGTTCCGGGGAAGCGCCGATGGCGGAGAACAACGAGCAACTGCGGGAGCAACTCGCGCGAGCGATGCAGGACGATCCGTGGTCGCGCTACAACCGCCCCTTCGGCGAACTGAAGGGCACCGCCCCCGAGGACACCCCGGCGGTGTTCAATACCAAGACCGGCGTGAAAATCACCGAGGGCGACATCCAGCGCGGCATCGACGTCGGGATGGGTGCCGCTACCGTCGGAGGCCCGCAAAAGGGCCCCATCAAGGCGTACCACTCCTCCCCGCACGATTTCGACAAGTTCGACCTGTCGAAAATAGGCACCGGAGAAGGCGCACAGGCCTACGGCCACGGCGTCTACGCCGCCGAGAACCCTGCCGTCTCGGGGCAGGGCGGGCAGTACTGGCAGCAGTTCCTGCGCCGCTTCGAGGGCACGCCGGAGGGCAACGCCGCCAAGCGGCTGCGCGATGCCAAGTTCGACCGCGAAGCAGCCGTGGAAATCGCCCGCCGGGACATGGAGAAGGTGCAACAGCGGCACGACGCACTGCCGCCAGAGCTAAAAGACCTGTTTGGTCAACCAACAGGCGGTGTTCGGGCCAGCCGCATGCAGGAACTGGATTTGCTGCAATCCGGCAAGCCCCTCGGGCCCCGCACCTACGAACTGGACATCAACGCCGACCCCAAGCAGATGCTGGACTGGGACAAGTCGCTGCACGGGCAATCGCCGGAAGTGCGGAATGCGCTGGAGCGGTTCGGGCTCAAGGCCGATCCGGCGGCGATGCGGGCTTATGATGACGCCCTGTATGCTGCACTGAGCGGTGAGGCCGACGTGGCTGCCCAACTACCCAAACAGCTTTACGATCCGACCGGGGACGCGATTTATGGCCGGGTCGCCCGCGCCGCCGGGCGCAGCGGAGATGCGTATTTCAACAGGCAGGCAGGGTCGGAGGCTCTTCTGGAGGCGGGCATCCCCGGCATCAAATATCTTGACGAGGGTTCGCGAATATCGTCGCGCGAACAGATCACGGCGCTGCGGGAGCGTCTCGCGGAGCGGGAGGCCCGGTACGCGGCCAAGTCCGATCCGACCGATCTCAGGTGGATGGAGGAGTACCGCGACATGCTCAAGCGTGCCGAAAATCCGACCAGCAACTTCGTCGTGTTCGACCCCACCAAGATCGACATCCGCAAAAAGTATGGTATTGCAGCAGGGCCCGGCGCGGGCGCGGCTGCCGCCGCCTCGGGCGAGGAGCAGAACTGATGGCGGAAACCTCCTACTCCAAGGGCGACGAGCGTCCCCCCGGCGCGGACATCCGCAGCCCCGAGGCTGACCGCCCCGACGCCCCCGAAATCGCCTCCACCGACGCCAAGGAAGTGGATATATCCTTCTGGGAAAAAGCCCTCGCCGACGCCGAACGTGCCGAAAAGGACTGGCGGCAGAGGGGCCGGGAAATCGTCCAGATTTACCGGGGAGACATCCCGATCACCCGCCCCAAGACCGGAAGAAACCGCTCCACCGGCTACTCGGGCCCCCAGAATTCCAGCACGTTCAATATCCTCTATGCGAACACCGAAGTGATGCTGCCTGCCGCTTATTCCAAGCCGCCGGACCCGGTTGTTCGCTCTAGGTTCGTGAAAAAGTCCGCAGTTCCCGCCCCGCCGCCGCCTCCCCCGATCATTCCCGGTGGTTTTGGTCTTCCGCCTCCGCCGGGGATGGGGCCCCCGGGTGAACCTCCGATGAGTTCAGGGCCCGGCGGCCCTGTTCCACCGATGGCTCCACCCGGCGGTTCCGTTCCCCCGCCCCCCGGACCGCCCGGCATGATGGCTGTCCCCCCGGGTCCGCCCGGTATGCCGCCGGGCGCAGGGGCTCCGCCGACGCCGCCTCCCGGCGGAGCCCCGCCTCCGCAGGGCGCGATGCCGCCGCCTCCGCCGCCGCCCGGGATGCTCCCCGGCTCCCCCACCATCGCGCCGCCGCAGCAGCCGATGGGCCCCATGACCGTGCCGCAGCCCGCGCCGATGCCGCCCGGCATGCCCAGCCAGCAGGACATCGACACGGCGGCTGCCGTGATGGAAAAAGCTCTGGAGATCGTCGTCGACGACGAGTCTTCGCACGAGGCGGTGCGGGCTGCCGTCAGGGACATGCTGTTGCCGGGACGCGGGATTTGTCGCGTCCGCTGGAAGCCGGTGCTGAAGCAAATCCCCGTTGAGGACCCTGTCATGGGCGGGCCGCTTCATGATCCGCTGACTGGCGAGCCCCAGATGAAGGACGCCAAAATCTGGGAGACCGTCGACGACGAGTATGTCTTCTGGGAGGACATCCTCATTGATCCCGTGCGCCAGCACGGTGACGTCGAATGGATTGCGTTCCGGCACCTCTTCACCGAAAAAGCCCTGCTCTCCGAGTTCGGCGAGAGCGAGAAACTCCAGCAATACCAGAACGCCGGAAAACTCTCGGAGTTGCTGAAGTGGACGGAGGAAAGCGCCGCCAAGGCCCCTCCCGGCGGCGGCTCGGCTCCGCGCACGGCGGGCAAGCTGGACGCCGTCGTCCGCAAGGCGATGGTGTGGGAAGTCTGGAACAGATCGACCCGCGAAGTCTTGTGGATCATACGCGAGGGCGGCGGCTGTTCGCTGCGCGTCGATCCCGATGTTCTCGGGCTCCTCGGCTTCTTCCCGATCCCCAAACCTATTTGCGCCGTCGTCACCACCGACACGATGATACCGAAGGCGTTCTATGACCTCTACGCGCACCTCGCCGCCGATCTTGACGATACGTCCCGACGGATCAGCGACCTCACTGCGAAAATTAAAGTTCGTGGCGGGTACAACGCCGCCAACAAGGACATCGCCAACCTGCTCACCGCCGACGATGGAAAACTGCTGCCCGTCGACGGCGTGGACCTCATGTCAGGGGGTCTGCAAAACCATATTTGGCTGGTGCCGATACTCGAATGGGTGAACGCGCTCAAAGAACTCTACATGAGCCGCGACCAGCAGAAGAACGCGATCTATGAAATCATCGGGATCGCCGACATCATCAGGGGCGCGACCAACCCTTACGAGACCGCCACCGCGCAGCGCATGAAGGGCACTGTCGGCAGCGGAAGAATGCAGGGCGTCAAGTCCGCCGTCGCCAACTTCGTAAGGGACCTGATGCGTCTCAAGAGCGACCTGATCGCCCGAAACTTCGATGCCGAAACCCTCACCAGAATGACGGGCGAAGATGTCACCCCTGAGGTCATGGATATACTTCGAAACGATTTCGCCCGCTTCTGCACCATCGACATCGAAACCGACAGCACCGTCGAGGCCGACGAAGCCACCGAAAAAGAGGCCAATGCCCAGATCATGCAGGTGATCGGCGGCACCATGACGGCGGCGCAGGGCCTGCTCCAGACGGGTGTGCTGCCGCCCCCGATGATCATCAATCTTACCCTTGAGATGATCAAGATGCTTCTGCATCCCGTCCGCCATTCCCGGGGCGTGATCGACCTGATCGACGGCTATCAGGAGATGCTTGGCGCTTACATGAAGATGGACCCGACGGGTGCCCTGATGCGCCCGCCGCCGCCTCCCGGGCCCCCGCCCGGCCCGCCCGGGGCCCCGCCGGGCCCCAGCCGGGGCCAGAACGGAAAAGGCCCGCCCAAACAGCCGCCGGGGCCGCCCCCGGGGATCGGCGGCCCGCCGCCGGGAATGATGTGACATGGCAAAAGCAGCGAAACGCCAGCCCGCGAAGAAGCCCGTTGCGAAATCCGCTGCCAGACGAAAGCCGACACCGAAACCGAAACGCAAACCGAGGGAGAAGCCCGTGGCCGATAAAGAGCACGACAAGCACGCTGACGCACCAGCCCCGAAGGCCCCGAAGCCTGCCGAGAAAGAGCCCCCCGCCAAGGGCACCCAGTCGGCGGAAAACCCCGTGCTGCCGCCGGATTTCTACATGACCGAGCAGGAAAAAGCCGGGCAACAGGCCCCGGTTGCCGACGAGGCCCCGAAGAAGAAGGAGACCAAATAATGGCTTCGATGACGCTGTACATGCGGACCGCTGCGGACGCCAATTCGACGCACGCCTATTTGCCGAAGACGCAGATGGAAAAAGCGGGCTGTCCCGGCACCGGCACCGCCGTCACCACGGACCCGAACTATACTTTCGCGTCGACCATCACGCCGGGCAACGAGCGGGTGGCGTATCCGACCGGCGGAGGCGGCGGCGGGGCCTACATCACGACTGTCGCGGTTGTGGAAACAACCGCGACCCTGCTCGCGCCGTATGACCCGGTCCAAGCCGTTTCACCCTACGCG